ATTAGGACCACTATTTGATGGTTCAACTCCTCAAACACAACAACAAACTTTACACACAGATTCTTTAATCAAAATTTACAATAGTAATATAAATCCATTAGCAAGTTACGGTGCAGGTCAACCAGGAGGAACTTGGCCCAGTGTAAATAACGCTAATTTAGATTTAAATGCAACATTTGATTCAATTGGTAATACCCCACTATTTGAAGGTACAACACCACAACTTGAACAACAAACCCTACATACAGATTTATTAGTAAATAGATATAAAAGTAGTGTAAATCCTGGAGCAAGTTATGGTGCAGGTCAACCAGGAGGGACTTGGCCTACTGTTAGACCGTCTCCTTTAGGAGCTAATTTTGCTGATTTAGATGGACTTACTCCTAAGGGATATACAAACCCAGATACAGGTGTATCATATTAATATTTTATAAATGGGATTAAAAACATTATTAACAAATTTATCAGAAGGTATTCAGGATTATCCTAAGCATAATACATCTTTTACAGATAATACAGGAACGGGATTTAATTATGGTAATTCTACTACAAGGATTTTTGATAATTTACCATTTAGACAAAAATCATATAATTTTGGTCAAGGAACAGCATATGATAGACAATATAATCAATTTAGCTCCGAACCCTTTATTAGAAATCCAATAATTGAGTCTTTAAGAAATGATCCTAGTTTAACTG